TTCTTCTACTTCTTCTATTTCACCAATTTCTTCTGCATACTCTTTTAATCGTAATGCTTCAATTTGTAATCCTTTAATTGTTTTTTCATCTGCACCAAACCATTGAAATAATTTTCTTACTTTATATGTAAGATGATATCCTGGTTTCCAGTGTGCTTTGAATCCACAATTAAAACAATGATAACTTAAAACGCCATCACCGCCTCCGGCTATACCTGCTCTGCCTCTTTTATCTTGCGACTCGTTATTGTGTACACAACACTCGCCACTAAAACTTACCCAACCGCTTGGACTTGTCTTCTTCTTCGAAGGCAGTAAACTCGTAAATGTATTATAAATTATATTCTGCATTATGCTATATTATAGCACAAAACTACGGACGATACAAGACTTTTGTTAAGGTTCCGAGTGTTTTTACGTCTTTAAATCTAACGGCTGTAAAAACGCCAGTAAATTCAACGTATTCATTGCCCGTTTTTGACGTATATGTATTAGATGTTACGTCAACCCAATTAGCAGATAGTAAGTTAGAGACATCATCCATAGTCGCTTGGACTGTGATTGTGCCTGTATATCCGTCTAAATAGTATTGAGCAGTATGAAGTGCTTTATTTTGATTTAATTCTGGGTAAGAGTTTGCGGCACTTGTATACTTTGTTGTTTGTGTGCCTGATCCAACTACATCAGAAATTACTTTAACTTCTGTGCTAGGTCTAAATTCATTGTAAACTCCATCGATAACTTCTATTGTTCCACCTGCTTCATAATTGTCGCCTCCGTAAACTACGGATCTAGTACCATCTGCGTTTAATTCATGCACACTGTAAGTATACATATTTGCATCAGTGTTTCGTAAATCTGAATCAGATAATGGAAAGTCAACTTTACCTAGATTCGCATTTGATATGGTGCCGGTTTTAGAAAGGATAACTACATATGTAGAAGGATTTAAAATATTAAAGACAAAAGTTTTACCAGTAATAACAACGGGTTTTTGGTCTGAATCTTTCAGTTGTAGTTGTAGAGTATTTTTAATACCTCTATATGCTTTTAAGGGACGTGAGTACACTGTTCTATTCCTATGTTCTACAGTTGAATCTGGAGAATATACAACTGTTTGTTTTTGATCTATTAAATATCCAATTAATTTTTGCATTATATTTTAGTTTCCACATACTACTGTATTTATATAAAAGAGACGCATGGACGAACTACTTAAAAAACTACTTGAACAATACCCATTTTTGAGCCATATTAGTTATGGAGACAAAGAATATATAGGTATTATACAAAATCGAGACTCGCATTGTACGAGCTTTTACGACTATGAACGTATAAAAGACATAGAGTTAAAAAAGCATTTTTTAACACTTGCAGAAACATGGTGGTGGGAATCAAATAGAATGATACCAATTAACATATTTCTTAAACAAGACTGGTTGCATTTTAGACCTTTCTTAACAACGTTTGTTAGTAAAGACTGTAATGTATTAGCCGGTCCACAAGTAAGTTTAACTGACTTATCTAAAAAACGAACTAAACGTCGAAGTATACAATTAGTCAAAAAAACTAATTAACCTTTATCAGGTTCCTCACTTAAATCATCTGTTTTATCACCTACCTCAGGATTCAGTTTAGGATTAAACTTATCTGCGTCAGGTAACTGGTCAATTTTTTCTGTTATGTTTGGCCATAATTCAGACATTCTTGTATTAATGTCTAACCATTTTTCTTTATCATCTCCAAAATCCGTGTCTGCTCTAATGGCGCCTGCTGGACATTCTGGTTCACAAACTCCACAGTCAATACATTCATCTGGATTAATTGCTATAGAATTTTCACCAATATAAAAACAATCTACTGGACAAACTGATACACAATCTGTATATCTACATTTAATACATTTATCATCTACAAGATATGTCATTTGTTCCTTTCCATAAAAGTCTTTACCACACCCGCTAGTTGTACTGCCGTATCGTCAAACCATTTACTAATATGATAATTCACTTTGTACGGCTTTTCAGTTTTTTCTTCTAGCATATCCATCCATATTATAAAGTCTGGATTTAATTTTTTAATTTTTTTATTTGTTTCACAACGTTTATCTATTACAACAATTTTACCATTATCTAAATGTTCTTGTATAGTATAAAGTTGTCCACATTTCACATACTCACCATTTAATTTTTTTGCTAAAGGTTTTGCCAGTGTAGTTTTTCCACTACCTTTAGGTCCACAAATCAAAATCTTCATTTACTATATTCCTCGCACAATAAGTTAATATGTACAGCCACTAAATGTGCATATGCAACTGCGTGTGCTTTCTTAAAATAATAAGCACCGTCTTTTGGTTTATTCCAAACATCTGCAGAAACTTCTTTCCAAGTTTTGCCTTGTAATTTTGCTTTGCCCGGTCTTATAATACTTAACAACATTGCCATTCTAGGTATACTATCAGGTTTCATTTTACATATTAAATCATAATAGTTACCTATATGAATAACTTGTTCACAAAACTCTCGACTCTTCCAAAGTAATTCCCATAATGGTTCTCGTTCTACTAAACTATCTAAATGTGCATCATTTTTTACTTTTTGATATACTGCAACATTAAGTAAATCTAATTTAAAATATCCTCTGTCTTCTGCTATTTTATAATCTAGTGTACTCATATTCGTACTTGGGTCTACAGGAATCTTTGTATAATAAACTCCAGTGTTATGCTTTTTAACAACCCCGTGCTCGTTCATAGAAGCCGCTACACCGGGCATAACATCTAATACACGTTCTCTGTCTGCAAAGTCTATATCTACGTCTGGTAATCTATGGCTCATAATTTTGCTTCTTTTAATGCATCTTTAACTATTGCAGTTTCTACATGATACTTAATAAAATTCTTTCTCCAAAAATCTGGATCAATATAACTATAAATTATCGATAGTTGTTCTTGATTTAATTTAGATAACAAGTTCTGTCCTGTTTCACAATTAAAAATAATCCAAGGACTGACTCTACCATTAACAATATGACTACAAATTTTATTTGGATTTGCCGCAAAGAAATATGTATGTAAATGTACACCATGTTCGTCTGCCCAAGATTCCATAGTTTTTAAACTTCTTGTTAATGCATCTTGCCAAGTTTCAGTTCTTAAGTGTGCTTCTAAATATGCTTGATAATGTTTATCTTGACACCATTGATCTAATTTAATATTATTCCTAATAACATATCCAATAAAGGCACCAGTATTAATACAACTAATATTAATCATATGTTTACCAAATTTTACAAATGCATTATAATAGTTACTGTTAACAAAGTCGCCATAGGTCTTTTTTGCTCCATCGCCGCCTTGTGTCATTTCATAAAATTTTAAATAAGATTGTAAACCTAATTGTACACCTTTATCTTTTTCTTGTTGCCAACGACGTTTTTGTTCGCAAACATGGGTAGACAAAGTTTTTTCTCTACTAAATCCTCTTTGACAATATTTACATACAAACGGTTTATCACTTGGTTTGTAGTTTTCTCTTGTTTGTTTTGCTATAGCCATTAATGTTATCACAGTCTTAAATTCTTTTCATGGTATTGTTTGATACTTTTATTCCAACCTTTAAAAATATTTCTCTTAACGAAAATATCATTATAATCGAATAATAATAAATTGTCAATCTTTTTAGAAACTTTTTCCACTACTTCATTATAGTTATCCAAGTGTCTTTGCTTAATAACTTTTTTGCCTTTTCCACCATATGTTTTAATGTTCTTAATATCAGTGACATATTGCATTGTTTCTAAATCATTTATTGTAATAGCCCATGCTTCTTTACAGTTAAATTCATAATTATCTAAATAAAAATCAAGAGGATTATGACAACCTACTAATTCAGCACTTTCAACACTATGTATATCGTCCATGTTATCAATTTGTGCTACACTTTTAAAAGGTGAAGCATCGAATAAATTTAAATCATTATTAATAGGTATATCTTCTATACTTTCCCAAGTAAACAAAGACTGAAGAAAGTTGCCTCCAGAACCTGGATACCAAAGTAAGAATAATTTACAATCTATCATAACATCTCTTTTATTTGTTTATCTTCGTAACCTAAGGCAATTAAGTATTTTTTTACGTCTGCTTTTGTGTTCATACTTGCCATTAGTTCTAATTCATCTTCTTTTGCAAAAGGATATAGTGTTTTTAAAGTTTTTAGTATTTTGTTATTCACTGCATTTTTCTTTTTACCGCCTGGAATCCATTCATGGAAAGTAGTACCCATACCTGGACTAGCAGTTGTTAATAATAACCACTGAAGTTTTGGGTGTTTAGTTAAATCAAAGAAATTTGTGTTCACTCGTTTGTTAGTAGCAATTAACCACCATTCTTGCAATGCTGAAGCACCTTTAACACTACTTGCATATCTGTTCATAAGAAAGGCACTAAAAGCCTTCTTTTCCTCGTCACTTAAAATATCGTAAAAGTCTTTCTGCTTACGATCCATTGCTCCGAGTACTTTGTTAAGTGGTAGTTTACTTGCCATAATGTATTATAACACCTTTATAAATATTCTGCAAATGTAATTTCAAATAAATTTGCATCGTCAATACTTTCAAATTTTATATGATACCATCTATTATTGTCAGTATCCCAATCAATTTTAATATTAACTCCTTTGTCTACTAATTGTCTATCATTGAAGAAGTTTACAACATTTTCAATTAATGGTCTTTGAGTATTAAGCCAATGTACCTCGTCTTGAGCATTAAGTTTCAAACTATACTCATGTGCATTATTCTTAATAATTAATTTACCAAACTTTTGAGACATCTACTACTTCTGACGTTCTGCTTATATCTTCTACAAAATATGCACAAGGAGGATTTTCTCCTTCACATAATGGCACTGCTAATAAATGCCCTGGTTTAAGTTTAGGAAAGAACCATTTTACTTCATTATACACATCTACGATTTCTACTGGAAAAAACTCTGGTCTAAAATCGCCACGTGGATTAAAAGTAAAAGCATTGAATCCTCTATCATTTAAACTTGTTAATGGAACAACTTCTAAGTCGCCTACTTCCGCTTCACCTATTAGTAATTGCCAATCTCTTGGCATTCTAATTGTATGTTTTCCTATCTTCAAAACTAATGCTGGTGCATTAAAACTTTGAAGGAAGATTAAGGGAATAAAAAAGTAGTCTGGTTCTTTTGGGTTACTATTATCCAAAACTCCAAAACGTAAATCTTCTACTTCTTCAGGCAAGTCATTCATTACAAAAGTTTTGTTTTCTAATGTAAGAATCTGCATTAATATACCTCTTTAATTTTATCTGCTATACCGTATTTAACTGCTTCTTTGGCAGAAAGCCAAACATCTTTTGCTGGTAATAGCACTTCTCTAATTTTCTTTTCTGACATACCTGTACATTTTTTATAATGTTCAACCATACGTTCACTTGATAATTCAAACTCTCTAACACGAGCAAATAGTTCATGTTCTTTTCCGCCTGATCCCCAACTATATTGATGTGACAGAATACTTGTATTTGGTGTTAGAATACGTTTTCCTTTTGTTCCTGCCATAAATGTAAGTATACCACAACTTGCAATAATTCCTAATCCTACTGTTTTAATTGGAATACCACTTGCTTTCATTGTATCAATAAGAGCAAATGCGGCATGAACATCTCCTCCGGGACTATTAATAATTAATGTTAACTCTTTTGGTCTTTCACTATCAGGTGCCAAATTTTTCTCAACAATCCATTGTACTACAGGCTTTGTGCTTTCCATAGTAAAAGGATCTGCAAAGTAATGAACACCTGCCTCCCACATTAACATTCCTGGTTGTTTAGGAAGGGGTTGTGATGATGGCATTTTTGCTTTATTATCTTTCATATTTGGATCTCCGTCCTTTAATCCCATTGTGTCTTTTGAACCACAAATGGGTAATTTGCTTCTTTATAGAAGTTTTTTCGTTTAGTTAAATGTCGTTTGGCATACTTACAAGTACTTGTTATATCCCAAATTTTCACAAAATCTTTATCACTTGCTTTTCTAATACCACGCCCAATACTTTGTATAACTCTTACAAAACTTTTACCCGGTTCTATTAATACAAGATTAAAAATTCTTGGTATATTAATACCTACTGCCGCAACACCATATGTTGCTACAATAATTTTATTATCTACATCTGCAATTTCATCATAATGCTCTTTTCTATCTGTTGCTTTAGTGGCACCACTAATGAACACTGCTCTGTCTCCTAATCTTTTTACTATTTCTTTACCCGACTCCACTCTGTCAACTAGAACAAGAGTGTTTCCTTCTTCTCCAATTTTGTCGATTAATGTAGACAAATAATCTAGTCTTTTATCATTTGTTAGCAAATATTTTAATTCACTTTGATAGTTTCCATAATCTCCATGGTCAACCAATTGAACTACGTTAACTTCACAATTCGCAAGTACGCCTTGTTCTTGCAATTCACTTGCACTTTTGCGACCAACTACTTCTCCCAAACTTACCAAAAGACTCATAAATTCAAAATCTTCTTTTGGAATAGTTCCTGTTAATCCCCATCTAATAGGAATAGTAGACATAGGCCCTGTTAATAAAGTTTTTAGTGCTTCTGCTTTTGCCATATGCACTTCGTCTACCATAACACAAACTACGCCTTCAATAAACTCTCCAATAGTTATTGGTGCTACTGAATTTTTTGTATTCTTTAAAAGAATATTTAAACTCTGCCATGTACATATCGTGTGCTTATGTCCAAACTCTTTTCTATCGCCGTAAAACACTCCAACGTCTAGTCCCATATTAATATAGTCTTCTTCAGTTTGAGTTACTAACGACTTATTAGGAACAATTACAATACTTCTTCCGTACTGTTCTACTTTTGTACTTAATGCCGCCGTTATTAATGTCTTACCTGCACCTGTGGCAATTTCTTGCATACTTTGTGGATTAGATAAAAAGTTATTAATAATTTCTACTTGATAGTCACGTAACACAATAGGCTCACCTTCAATTTGATGTCCTTTGGGCCACGTCATATCTGAAAATGCTTCAGCAGTAATTTCATTAAAATCAAATTTAGTTTGATACTCTCTTTGGTCATCTAACTCTATTTGATATTTCATTTCTTCTAATACCGGAAGAATCTTTGGTAAAAGATTAATGTAAGTACTACCGCCTAATTGGAAGTAACTAACTTTGCCGTCCCATCTTCCTAATCTAACTGCTGGAAGATATCTTGCATAAGGAACTTCATACTTAAACATATTAAGTAATCGGCGTCTAGCATCTAGTTCTAACCCTTTTATAGATACGTTTACTTCATCTTTAATCAGTAATTTTGCTTGTGGCATTTATTTTCCCTAAAGTATAATAACAAACCCAAGCATCATTTACGAATGTTACACCTGTTTGTCCATTAAGAATATTGAATCCGTACTGTCTAAACTTGCTTATTGAATTTGTACTAATAACAAAATCTGGCTTCCAATCATGTTTTACCTTAGGATTAGAATACCTTTGTATACTATCTATTATAGCAAATTTAGTATCGGAAGTCAATGACTTCTTACAGTTAAAGTGGTGCTGGTTGTTCTTCAACTGCACTGTACAGACGTCTTTGCCCAGTTTAGACACCAGAATTACTAGGTTCTGAGCAAGTTCTTCTGTCATAGTTCTACCGTCTATAATAAACCCAACACGTTTGAATCCAAACTCACCAACTGCTGAATCGTATATCTGCTCTGGTGTGTATTCTGTCCAATCAAATCTGCCGCCCCTGTCTTTGAGTATTTTGTCACCAATATTTGATAGTATAATATTTGAACTATTATTAACAATATCTAAATTTTGGTCAGCCGCAGAAACAATCTGTTCCATACGTTTTTTGGATGCCATATTATTTACCCAATATTCTTTTAAGGTATCGGGTGCATTTCGTAGCACACACTTGTCATCTTCAATTACTAACTGTATTGCATAATCACTTCTATTGTGTAATATATGTTTACACTTTTTATACACATCCATAAATTTATTAGAATACTCAAAATCATATTTAGAAGACCAGTTAAATATCGACAGTAAATTGTATTCATTATATGAAGTCTGATATTGTTTAGTTTCCTTATCAAACTGTGTTCGAACTGATCTTAATTTTTTTGCTAAAGAGTTTATTTCTTTAATCATATCTTTTTGATACGGAAACTTAATAGTAATAATGTCTTCTTCGATATCTATTAATTTTTTTCTATCTACCTGTCGCAACTCACTTGACCACACCGGGTTTTCAACTATCGAAGTTACATCAATACCTAAACGTTTATATTGTCGTGTGTACTTGCTTACTAATTTAATTGTCAGAGCTCTTTGCCTGTCACTCAAACCTTCTCCTTTGTTTATACTACGAACGGCATTGTTAACAAAGCCAACATCATAGTTTGCCAAACTAATAGGCTTGGATACAAACGTTGGAGGTACCGGACTTGCTATTACACCTATTGCTACTTTCAGGCAATACTCAAGGTCCTCTGGATTATATAATTGCATATCATTTCCTTAAGGTAAAGTAAGACACCCCGAAGGGTGCCTTTTAATTTTGTTATGCTCTTCGCATACAAGTCGATGCCGCCAAGTTTTTCCAATTAGTTGGACTTAACTTTTTAAGGTCGGCAATCTTTAGTGCCATCCTCAAAGACATCTCCCTTAGGAACTTTCTTTTCTCAAACATAAACTGAAGAATCTCATTTTCTTCATCTTGTGTCATCTTAAAGTTTTGAAACAAATCGCCTTTTCTAGCAATCTGTTGAATTCTAAGATACTTGTCTCTTTCAGTATCAAGTGTCAAATCAATGTAATGACATCTGGACATTAAAGCATCTAGGTGATCTTTAAGTTTCTTACTTCTAACATTATCAAATTTAATGTTAGTAATAAAGCAAACACTTCCTTGGAAGTCGAAACTATTAGGAATACCTTCTGCTCTCAATTTACTTGAATCTGCATTCCAATAAATCTTACGTCTAGCACCACTATCAAGTGCCGCTTTAAGAATATTAAGAGCCAAGTCATCAAGTAGTACACTATCACAGTCATCAAATACTACAACGTTACCACGAGCTGAGTATTCAAAAAGTTTAGCATACAATCCCAATGCCGTCATAGCACCTTTTACAAACTCAAACTTCCTAGCACCTTGTAAATCATCGAAGCCACTTTGTTCTTCAAGTGTCGTTTCAACACCATAAGACTTACCAACACCTGGAGGTCCTGTAACAATCATCGCTCTAACATCATTATTTTTAAGAGCACCTGTCATTTCGTTTAGAATCTCAAACCTATCTTCAATTTCTTGGATTCTTTTTTCATCTTTAGCAGTAAGTTTAGAACTCTCTTTAGGTGTTGATGCTTCAACTTGAGTAGCATACTCTGACCTATCAACGAAAGTAATTGCAGTAGGGGATTTAATTTTTACCCTAATTTTATCTGAACCAAAGCCTTCTGTACCATCAACAGTAATGAACATTCCTGTTTTACTTTCCTGTATGTTTTTAATCATCGGAAAGACCTTGTTTTTTATTTGTTGGTTTCTATAAGAACCATCTTTAACTAAAACGTAACTATTCATGTATTTCTCCTATTCGTCGTTTTATGTTTATATTATTAATAATAACACCATTTACTATAGTGTCAACCTTTTTGTTTATGCCGCCACCTTTTGATTAGTAGTTTCATAGTTCTTGTTCCAAGCACCAACACTAATGTTAATATAATATGCAGTGTGGAAATAATCTGTCATTGCGTCTGAATCATCAAACCAACCTTTGTTTTTATGATAACCGTTTCCGTTAATTGGAGCAGTTTTACATATTTCGTATATGTTATCAAATAAAGGTTTATGTATACCATAATAATGTGTATGGTATTGGTTAATTTGTGCTGAACCTGGAAATGGTTGAATTTTCTGTGAGTACCTGTCAAAGAAATCTAAAGATCCATCATAAAAGTCAACATCACCTGACAATAGTGTAACTTGTACACTTGAATGGTGATCTTTTCTTACACTAAACTTAATATTAGGATATTGTTTCTTAAGTTCGTTTCTAATTGCTTTAACATCTTCTTTATTAATAAACGCCATTTTTAGTATCTCCTTTTTGTTAACTTATACTATTATAATAACATCTTTTGCGAATCTGTCAACCTTTAGAACCCCATTTCTTTAATAAGGGTGCTATATTAACCATTGATTTTACTGAGTTTTTTGAGGTTATAGAAATTTTTAAATCTTTTTTCTTCTTTTTTAGTATAATTTGGTAGGATCCACGGTTTGGTAGCATAGTTTTTACCGAAGATATACAAGATATTGCTTCACACCACCTGGGCAATTCGTCATATATTGCACCATATCCAGTAATAACCACAAATTTACGAAGACCATTTAAGTCACATATTTCTACATGATTCTTAAATCGTTTCCATGCATCGTGTTTTGTATATCCGTGTAAATCTATCTGCATTGTTTACAGTGAAATTGTTAGTTCCATTCCACTAAAATTAGCAACATACAGATTCTTTTTCTTATATTGATTGAAATTAAGAGTAACACCTTCTAATAGAACTTTAACAACACCATTATAAGAAGAAAGAACAGTACCTTCCCATTCTTTCCCATTATCTGTACAATGCACTAGTACCTTATCAGGTACTTGACTTTCATATTGCATCTACAACTCCTTTTGCTTCATTGTATATATCCATTGAATGAATCTTAGTCATTGAATTTAACAACAACTTCATTTCCCCAATGTATACCTTGGCAAACTTTGGATCATTTACCATAATATCTTTACCATTGCTAATCATGTCAGCCGCTTTGATTAATTGAACAGCCGCCGGTGATTGACTTAACCGATTCCTGTCAATAGTTTTACGAACTTGTCGGTTACCATCTTCTGGTTTACTTGTGTCTGTTAACCACTTGACCATATCAGCAGTTGAATTGCCAAATTCATTCCTAATATCCTCTACAGTTACATCTGTATCTTCCACTGTATCATGCAATAAAGCCGCGGCAATCATTTCCTTACTGCCGTTGTAAGATTCAACAATACTTGCTACCTCTTCTGTGTGGGTAACATAAGGCAAGCCTGTGTACTTGCGAACTTGTCCATTATGTGCCTTACGGGCAAATTGCTTTGCCCTTTCAATAAACTCTTTATCCATTAACTAATTCCAGTCCAATTTGCAATACGAGTATTATTAGCATCTTCATAAACGTTACCACGTTTAAAATTCATTGCAGGTTGATTAAATCCAGCCGCCTTAAGCATATCACCTTCTACAAAACCTTTAGTAGGAGTTTTAACAATAAAGCCGTTTACACTACCACCACCAAATGAACTTTTATGGTCTTTTTTGATAAGTTTAATATACTTTTGACCTTCTTTAATTTCAATGTTCCAATTATCAACAACTTCTTTATTGTATCCAGACAACGGCTTTTTACCATCATGTGTTGCCCAATTGATATAATCTTGTTTCATTGTTTCAACAACTTGTTCAACTGCTTGTTTAAGTAATATATTCATTTGTTTTCTCCTGTTTATTTAACTTACTCTTATATAATAGCATCTTTGTCCAATCTGTCAACCATTATAGTCATAAAAAAAGCCTTGATTTACAAGGCTTTATTATTTTATTTAAATTTATATAAAAAATTGTTCTGCTTTTTTGCGAGATTCTGCAGTAGATACTTGACTTTCAATGCTTAAAATATTGACATAATCACTTATGCCTGAGAATTCGTCAATAAGTTGAGATTTTGCGTCTGTTTGACTATTCGCCAGCATGATAACTTCTCTACTTCTGGGATCTTCATCTGTTCTGTAACGAACTATGTACTTGCTTACCATTACTTGACTCCTTGTCTAATTACTATAAGTGTTATAATACACTCTGTAATTCAAAAAGTCAATAGTTATTTTCTAATATTTTAATCTTTTGTGCATTTTTATATAAGTATCATCTGCACCTTGTATTGGTGTTAACATCTTATCCAATGTGTTAACTTGTGCTTTTGACCTATGACAAGCAACAACATTTACAACACCACTGTTTAAAAAGATATTGTTCTTCTCACCTCTAAAGTTATTTGGATTATAATTCCTAACTGGTAACCACCACAGTAAGTAATCCTGTGGTACTAGTTCATTCCATAAAAAACTTATATGATCTTTGTTATCGTTAACTTCAATTAACATTCCTGGTTTAAATTTTTTAATAGATTCGCGAGCACCTATAATTACTTCTTTTTCATAACCTTCGACATCTATCTTTATAAAGTCTGCCTTTATTGGTTGCAATCCGTCAATAGTAACCATTTGCGAAGTGTGAAAAGGTCCAGAACGTTTGTTTAGTACTGTACATTCTCCATAGTTTCCTGGAATATGTGGACTATAAGAACTTATAAAAACTGAAGAGATTTTGTCTCCTATACAATTATTATACACTTGCACGTTTGAAGTTTGATTGTTTGCTAAATTTTTATATAACAATTCTCTACTGAACTCGTTTGGTTCAAAAGAACTTATCTGTCCTTGAAATGCGTGTTTGGCAAACCATATTGTATGTAGTCCTATGTTTGCTCCAATGTCTAATACAAAATCCGTTGGTTGTATCATGTGCGACATTACTATAAATTCTTGTTCACAGTATTCGCCGTACATATCTAAACTTTTCCCAATGATAGTATCATTAGTAAAGTAAGAAAACTTTCCATGTTTACACTGTGATGTTCTAATACTATTCATCTTTACGTTCTATATCTTCCTCGGTACACTTTTCGCCGTATTGTATTTCTACAAGTTTTACATCTTCTGTACTAGGATTATTTAACTGATGCCAAGTATTTGGTTCTATGTTTGTGAACTCGTGTTTGTGTAGTACTTGCTGATGAATTAGTCTTGGATCTTCTGGGTGTTCAATATTATTAGCAACGTCACCTTTAGTAACTAGCCAAAGTTCACTTCTAAGATTATGTTTTTGGTATGATAAAGACTTACCTGGATTAATTACAATCTCTTTTACTTTAACACCGTCGTCTCTATATAAAATTTTATAATGACCCCATGGTCTATCTGTTTTTGCATTTACCCAAGAAGCAAGGAAATCGCGAGAACCATATTTCTTTTCATCACCTACATTGAATTTAAATGACACTCTGTCTTTAGATGCAAATTTTTTAACTTCAGGTGTTGATTCTTCTACCCGGTCTCCTCCATTGGCGAAAACGATTTCATCATGCGGGTACTCTTTTAGTAAGAGTTCTATAGCACCGGAGGCAGTGCCATCACTGTCATCAAACTCGATGACATCAGATACCATGTCTAAATGTTTTATGATTGTTTTACGAATGTTTAGGCTTTGAAACTCTTTACCTTTTTTGTGTCTAAGCCACTCGTCACTATTAATGCCTACAATTAACTTGTCTCCGAGTTTTTTAGCATCAATAAAATAGGATATATGTCCGTCGTGTAATGGGTCAAATCCGCCCGTTACTAGCACAAGTTTCTTCATATAAGTACTTATCTAGTTGTGCTACAATATGTTAGACATTTGAATAGTCTACAATAGTGCCAGATAACCATTTTAATAGCAATCCTTTGTTTGTTAAGTACCCAAATTTGTTTATTTGTTCAGAACAAATTTCAGGCATTAATTCTAATAAATCGCTTATTGTCTTTTCATTATAATCATAAACTTCATTTGAATCTTTGTAAACAAATGCATTAATGATGTTAGTATTAGGTTGTTTATGCAAAAATCCGTCTCTCGTATTAAAACCACTCAGTGCCAACATATAAATTAAACTTACAATAGTAATATGATGTGTTGCAGTATCATACACTCTATGATCAGGTTCTCCATAAAAGGTATTAACATTACTTGGAAAACTTAAACATAACACTCCCCCGTCTGAACAAACTTTATTCATTTTATGTAAAAATTTTAATGGATCTTTTGCTTCTTGTAAAACACTATGAGCCCAAACTACATCAAACTTTTTATCAAATGTAATTTCATCCCAGTCGCCTTTTACTTTATTAATATTTTTATGTTCAAAATCTGTATTCCAAATAGGATTTTTATCTAGTGCAGTGACATTGATATTAAGCGGAATTGGATTTGTTTCATCACCGTCATCACACATTGCCCACCAGAATGCATCATGTCCATCTCGGCTTCCAACATCTAATACACTGTCAATACTTTCTAGCATTTCAGGGTATCCATATATTTGTTGTAAAAAATTAAGACTGTGTAATCTAGAATTGGCTGGGTTACTTAATAAGAAATCCATTATTTAACATTCCCTTCATAAAATCAACTTTCACTTGTTCCAACTTACGTTCTGTATTTGATATTTTTTGGTCAAATACATTTGAACTTACTTTTTTAAAACTGCGATTTAAATCTTCTGCTAGTTGATCTAATGTATATTTTTGTTGTTTAAATTTTACGCAATCTGGATTCTCATTATCTTCTTCAGTAAATGCAGTAACATATTTACTATACTCTTTTGAGAATTTATTGTATTCTGCCAGTATTTCTACTGCTTTCTTTGTTGAATTATAATGATACATCTTCCATTCCGGCTGTTCTGAGTTTAACAATGTGTCCTAGTTGCCATTGTTTTGCATCCAGTCCTTTCATTATTCCAAGCCACTTGTTACGCAATAACGCAACTTCGTTGATTAATGTTTCAAAGTCAATAACTTCATCTTCGCCATCAACATACTTTTCAGCATCACGACTTGTTAATGCTCTTTGATATGTTTCAAGATATTTTTGAAAATGTTTTCTTCGAATTTTTCTTAATTGAATATTAAGATGGTTGAGCACCGCTTCAACTTCTTGCAGTTGATTAAAACGGTGCTCAGTTACTCCTGGTAAAGCACGAATACTTTTTTCTACAATACCGTAGATACCTACATCTCTTTTTGCTTCGTCTAGTTCTTTTTCAAAGTGTAAAATGAAATCTGGTAACTTTGATATATCGTGTGTTACTTTACCGTACCAACTCATTATTCGTCTCCATAAGGATCTTCGTCATCTACTAATTCTTCGTCCGGTATTGCGTTTTGAACTGCATCACGAATATGGTTGTCTTCTTTACCCAATTCTTTTAATGCTTCGTCACTAACACCTAAGTCAATTAAAGATGATACCCAATGATCTGCCGCAGTAACTTTATCTTTTGCTGGAATATATTCTTTTAATACATTCCAAATTTCTGGTAGCATATCCTCTTCCATAAAATCTCCTTATTCTTCTGTAACTGTTTCAGTTTCTGTTTCAGTATCTAAAACTGTTTCCCCAGATGTAATGTCTTTCATTACAATCTCAAGTTTTTCACCTGTCCAATTTTTACGGAACTCTATAACTTCTGTTCCATCTTTTGATTTGTATGCTAGTCTGTTGCCTTGCTTTTTAAGTAAGCCGGCTTTTTCAAACAAGTCTACTAGCCCACTATAAGGATCCATTCCTGTTTCATAAGGGATCTTTACTTGTACGCCTTCAAAAGGTTTACTGTAACGAGTTTTCATTACTTTACAACCTGCTCTAATACCACGTACATCACTTACTTTGTTTCCATCAAGGTCTTCTTTTAATTTTAACTTCTTCATTGCAATAACAATACTTGAAGCATATATAAAGCCTTGTCCACCAGAGATCTTATCATCTGGATCAAACATATCTTGCGATTGGTAAGTGTGGTTTGTTGCTACTAGCCCTACATTGTAACTACCAAACATATTAACACAGTTTGTTACTAATGCCTTTAGAGCTTTTGCTTTACGACCCATATCGCCTTTCATGTCACCACTATCAAACTGATTAAGTTCTGTTGGTGTCATCATCATACCTAATGAGTCAATCACAAATAATACCTTTGGTCTTTCACCATCGGGCATATCTCTATAATCTTTCATAAACGTACTAATAGTTTTAGCAACATCATCTAACATTGCCATACTTAATTTTAATAGTTTACTTTCATCCGTGTCTACGCCTAATGCTTTTAGCCACGTTTCATCTAATGCATTCTCAGAATCAATTAATACTACAAAGATACCTTGATCTTGTGCAGATTTAATTACGTTACCAGATGCAAAGTAACTTTTACCTGCTCCTGATTCTCCTGCGAATACACTTACTTTTCCTAATGGAAGACCTTTATTAAAATCTCCACTTACTAGATAGTTTAATGCATAACTTCCTGTACTAATCCAATCTGTTGGATCATTAAAGCCAATGCTTAACCCATCAATACTTTTCGTAATATCTTTACGAAATTTACTTACGTCAAACGGTTTTGCCATGTTTTATCTCTCACGTTAAAAATAGGAGACGACCGAAGTCGCCTCCCTAGATTTATTACTGTTGTCTTGAACGAATCATTGCTAAAATATCTTCAGCACGTTGTCCTGATTCACCACCTGTTGCCGCTGGGGCCGGTGTTGCCACTGGTGCCGCAACCGGAGTTGCAACTGCTTCAACTTGTGGAGCAGACACAGTTTCTGCTGGAGCAGATGTCTGAGTTGCAGTAGGAGTCGGCGTTGGGGCCGATGCTACTGTTTTAGCACTACCATTATCCGGTAGTTGTACTCCTGAAGGTCTAAAGTATTGTCCAAACTTTTCAGAGTCATATGCCTTGCCATCAACACTATCTTCAAACATTTGTTTGATAATGCCAACTTCGGCTTCATTAGGCTTTTTAGGAAGGAAATCATTTAAGTCATATAGACCATATGTTTCAATCGCTTTTTGTTCTTCCTCAGAAAGAGCAGTTTCTTTTCTTGCCCAATTAGAAGTTGAATAATCTGCGTAACCACCTTTTGAAGTTTTTACAACACGGAAGTCAATTCCTTTGTTGCTATCTGTTGGTAATTCTTCCATATCAGGATCCATTAAAGATGCCTTGATAATATTAAATAATTGTGGTCCCATAATAAACCTACGAATTGGATTCTCTGGAGATTCCTCATCTAATGGATTATCACGCACAAAACCTTGGAATACATAAGATTTCTTTTTCCAATACTTACGGCCCATGTCTTCCAAAGAACTATCTTTGAACCACGGACGTACTTCTGCTAGAATTGGACAAGAACCTACTGGTTCCCACATTTCCATACAAGGTACTTGAACAGTAATAGGTTTACTATCTACTTGTCCTTTAATACCCTGGAACGGTAAACGAATCATTGCTCGTTCGGCCCAGAAAAATGTGTTTTGTGAATTGGAATCTGGAAGAAAACGAAGTGTTGTACTTTGTCCTTCTGAAATGTTCCAATGTGGGAAAATTGCGTTGTCGCCGCCGCGGTTTCCGCCTGTTGAGCGGGTATCCTGTGCTTGTAGTTTCGCACGGATGTCTGCTAATGATGCCATAATATATGCCTCTCTTTTGCCTAGTTATGTTATTAATAATATTGCCTATGATAGCAATTTGTACACCTTCCTGATGTACTGCTAACAATTATATTTATCTTCTTATCCAAAGTCAACCTTTTTTTTCTGAATGTGAAATAATTGTTACAACTAACTGTTCGGAGGGCCTTGCTGTGAACTCACCCCCAACTTTCTAATAGCAGATCACATCTATTTTTTGCAAGGTTTAGATATGAAATTTACTAGAACCACCTCCTCTTAAACCTACCCACTCGGGCGCCTAAAAAGAATTAGTGTGCGTTACCCCTCTGCCGAAGAGTTGTTCCGCCACAAACTCAAAAGTTTTATAAAGACTTTTGTGTTAGTTGTTAATTATTAATATACAGTATT